CTGCGAAATGTGCCATGTTATTACTCCTTAAAAGTTATATTTATATTTTAATCTTAACTAATTGTCAATGTACCAGTTACAGTAAATCTTGCTACTTTACAGCCTCCAGCAGGTGCTGGTAAAGTTGTTACGGTATTAGTTCCTGGTGCCGCTGAAATAGATGTTGATCCAGGTGCTCTTAATACAACAACTCCTGTACCACCATTTCCTCCACTTCTTATTCCAGCTGGTTGGTTTCCACAACCACCTCCACCGCCACCACCACCAGTAGCAGCTGTTCCAGCTGTTCCATCTGTTGCACAGTTTGCACCTCCTGCACCACCACTTGTTCCACCAGCAGGACTTGTTCCTCCAGCTCCAGGTTGAGACGGTGAACCTTGTGTACCACCACCTCCACCACCTGCGTATGATACGGCAGTTCCGGTAATTGCATTAGGAGCTGCAGCTCCACCAGCTCCTGATACAATTGAACCACCACCACCATTACCTCCAACAGCGAGTGCTCCACCGCCACCGCCTGCTCCATTATCTCCACATTGTCTACCTTTACCACCATTAAAACCTTGAACTGGATCAGTTGGTCTAACATTTCCACTTGGTGCAGGTGTAACTGGAGAATCATTAGAGTTACCTCCACCTGATCCTCCTGGAAATCCTACTACAGGTCCAGTGTTAGCCGAACCACCACCACCGCCACCATCTGTAAATATATATCCAGCAGTTGAACCTGTTCCTGTTGCTCCTCTTCCATGAGAAGTACCACCAGCTCCACCGCCACCAATTGTAATTGCATGTGGTCCTGGTTGTAATTGTAATTTTGTTCCGCCTGGGAAAGATGTTCTGTATCCTCCAGCTCCACCACCACCAGCATAGTTAGATCCACCACCTCCACCACCTGCTACTACTAAGTAATCAAATGCTACACCTGCACCTGAATCTAAAATATTTAAATTTGATGATGCTTTAAATTCTGCAACCATAGTTGAACCATCAGGAGATGTAACTGGAGCACATGCACTACATGTTGTAAATATAACTCCACAACCTGATCCTGATCTTGCAATAACGATACCTGAACCACCTGTTCCACCAGTAGTTTGTGTTGGTCCTGCTCCACCTTGAATAGAGTTTCCTCCACCACCACCTCCAGTATTTGCAGTTCCAGCGACTCCTGGATTAGCTCCTGGTGCACCTGCTGCACCTCCGCCACCAGCTCCACCAACTCCTGGTCCTGGATTACCTGGATGAGGTCCACCACCTCCACCGCCAGCGTATGTTGTTGCCGTTCCTGTAATATTGTTTGGTGCTCCTGCACCTCCACATCCGTCACCAGTTCCACCAGCGGTTCCTACAGCGGTTGCTCCACCACCACCTCCAGCATGATAACCTGAACTTCCTGGGTTAGCTCCACCAGTGTTTCCTTGAGGAGGAGTTGTTGGAGGTGTATTACCTGCTCCACCAGCTCCACCTGTTCCACCAGTACCAGCACCACCACCAGAAGCTCCAGCAGCCCCAGCGGCATCTATACCAGCT